TTGTCCCGGAATATTCCTGATAGGGTTTGGAATAGCAATTTTTGGAAGCTTGAATGTTAGGGTATCAGAAATAAACTTCATCAACTGGTCTGGAATGTTTTGAATAAAAGTCAAAATTCTTCTGAAAACAATCTCACCTTCAATCAGAAGTCTATTACCAAAGTCTGTAACTACCTGTGTAATTGATGCAAAGACATTATCAAAAGTCTCCATCAAGAAATCCATCAGAGTTTGTTCTGTATCTACAGGTTCAAACCCAAAGACACTTAAAGCATGATTCATTCCACTTTTAATAGAGTCAGAGATGAACTTGGATAATCTAAATGGCTCATCTGGATCACCCCACCCAAACATTCCCTGTACAAAATTGACTGCATTGTTTACAGGATAGAAAACTATATCCATTAAATTACCTAATGCACCAAGTTTACCACCATCTTCATCAAAAGTGAATGACTCTCTAAGACCATCAAACATTCTCTCTACACCATCAAAGATACTTGTAATCAATTGATCATAGATTTCAGCAAAACTAAATGATTTTAAGAATGTGCTAACTTTGGCAAACCCTAGTTGCATTGCTATCCATGCTGCTGCTTCTCTAACAAGGTCTAAGGGTGCAGCAACAATGGCACCAAAGAATCCTTTGACTGCACCTTCAAGACCGCCTAAGATACCGTCTTCTTCATATCCTTTTATAAACCCTTCTACAGTAGCAAAGGTTCCAATAATAGCAGTGATAACTATACCAAGTGGACCAAGGAATCTACCAACTACTCTGAACAAAGTAAGAAGTCTACCACCAAAAACACTGAGTGTAGCTAAAAATCCGGTGAGACCAAAGAAACCTGCTAAGGATCGACCAAGACCACCTAGTCCCGGAAGTTTAAATCCACCCCCTCTACCAGAAGACCCTCCTCTACCTGAAGACCCTACACCAGCATCACCACCTGTAAGACTAGGTGCTTCAAATGCTCTAGCACCTTCTCGCATTTGCTCAAGACGTTCTAGTCTGTCTTGCTTATTGAATTCAAGAAGCTCTGTTACTCTATCACTAAGAGATTCTATCTCAACTCTAACATGTTGAGTTTCTACCAATTGATCTTCATTGACTTCTGTAAGTCTGTTAATAACATCTGTTAAAGCCATCTATTGTCTCATTTGCTTTTGTTTTTCTGCTTCTTCTTTCAACCATTCCAATAGCATAGCAAGATAGACTTCACGTTCCCAAGGCATCATATTTTCTAATTCTGTCAGTGAATATTTATGGTGCTGCATCAACTGAAAATTAACTGTGTAATGATTTACAAGATTTTCATGTGAGAGGCATACTAAAAAAAATCATTGGTGCCTTTCAAAGTAATTTCATTTTCATGTTCACACTTATCACACTTAAACTTTATATCATGTTTCATCTGAGGCAATTCTTCTACAAACTTTCTAACCTGTTCGAATTGTTTATTATTGAATGATTCCAAGAATGCCATTACTTCTGCTTTTGACTCATCAGCAAAGTTAATCAGTTCATTTTCTGTTTCCAAAGTATCCAGACAAATTGCAATCAAATCAAAAATCTGTTGGGTCTGAGTTGCGTTGTTCTGTTCATTGTCCAGCATAGTGTCTGTGACTTCTGCTAGGATAGGGTATTTCAGATTAAGTTTCATATTGTCACCAAGATTAACAGGCTTGATAGACTTGGGGACAGTAACTTTAATCTTGCTCAGATCAACACTGTTCTCATTAGGAGTGTTACACTCAGAGCATGCAATGTTAATTGTAGACGTTTCACCTACAGACTTTGCTCTAATCTGTGTGAAGAGATATTCAATATCAAATACAGGAAGTTTATAGACATTAATATCTTCATCAATACAGGCATTGATAGTATCGGCAATAGCATCTAGTGCAATCTTCTTGTCTTCAGTTTCTAGTGCCATCATCAAAACCTTTTCCTCTTTGACAAGGTAGGGTCTGAATTTTACTTGTTTACCTGTTGACGGAATTTTAGTAGTATACTTGATTGCTTCATTAAGTTTAGGTAAAGCCATTTTATAACTCCATTAAGTAGTGCGTTCCCAATCAGTGAATGCGAGTTGTACGTTTACTTGTGTAATTTGGTTGGCGTTTGCATCACCAAGTTCGATAGGAAGGATTGTAACAGGATAGGCACCTTTGAGTTTAATGCCATAGATTACCTTTTCACTTTCTTTGTCCAGTTGTTCAATCTCTACCTGTTTAGTGTATGTATCTTTGTATTCTAGTTCATATGTATTAAAACCAATAATATCTTCTTGCCAGTCTTCAAAGTAGTTCTTAACGGTATATTCACCATCCAATAAGAACGTCAGACTAACATCATCAAAGATAAACCCATAAGGCATTTTCTGTGTCAGCATACCAATAGTTCTAGGATTAGTTGTAATCTGCCTACCCGGAAGGTTTACTGCCTGACACAAAGTATCACCATCTCTGTTGAGACCTTCAATTTTAATCCGGTATCTGTCTGGCTGTGCAGGTGGTTTTCCGGCAAATATACCTTTTAAATCTTCAATAGTTGCCATTAGGCTCTCATCTTTCTTCTAGAGTCTCTGTACACTTCACTGCTACTTGCCTTTTCAAAGTCTGCTGTCGGCAAGAATGTAGCAATCTCCCATTCGGGTGCTGGCACTAATGCAAGTCTAGAACGCACATGAGAACTTAGGTATCTCTTTAAACAAGGTCTAAATGCTTTTAATCTAGATGCACGTTTTAACATATCATAGGATAACCTGAAACGAGTAGATTCATCATATCTTTCATTATTTATAGTGCCAAGCAGTGCATCTAAGAATTTTGCTCTAACATCAAGTGGTAAATAGTGTAAATTCAGTCCCATAAAACCTTTAGGTGCTGGACCTACCATAATAATAAGAGGAAATCTATCGTAGTATGGCAGTGTCTCTTTGTGCTTAGGGTCGTAGAAATACATATACATTTTACCCACAGCAGGACGACTACGCAGTTCAATAGGTTCTTCTTTCATCAGTTTACTTCTACTGACATTCAAGTTCTTTGCCTTGTTCATAAACCATGCACGGGACTCTTTACTTCTAGGAGTAATCCCTTTACGAAAGGCTTCAAACTCTAGTTTTTGAAATAGTCCTGCCATTTAGAACTTCATCCCCATTTGCTTTAGTGTGTGTTCGGTCCAGATTTGAAACTCATATCCATTATCTTTACAATATGCAACAGCAGCATTCCACTTACATTGATTTTTAACATACTCTAATGATTCTCTAATATGCTTCTTTGTTCGTCTTCTGCTGCTAGGTGGTTTAGTTTGTTTATCTGGTTTAATTTCTACAATAATAGTTCTACCGTCTTTCATATTTAGTTTTAAATCAACAAAGTAACGGTGATATTTGTTATCTATTGCGCTGATATATGGTATCACAGTTTCTTCAGAAGACCATGATTTAATATCAGGATTATCTTCACACCACTTGAAAGCAAATCTTTCCCACATTGAACGATAAATAACCTGTGTATGGTCACCATCATACTTCTTGGGTTTTTTTACTTTATATTTACCTTTGTAAGTTTTCATAGCACCATATAAATAATTATAAACTTTAAATATTTATAGGAACACTAATGGCTAGTGGATTAAAATTTCCTCTTGTAGAAGATGAAAAGTATGCTGCAAAGGTTATCTTCCAAGCAAAAGGTGAAGGTAGTGGACAGTGTATTCTGTATATGCCAGAAGCATTAACATTTAATGACCAGATTAATTATGATAATGTTAACTTAGGTGTTGCGGGTATGGCTGCGATGAGTCTTACTAAGTTTTCAGGGGATGCTGCTAATGCTGCTGTTGATCCTGCACTCAGACAGGCAGCCATGGCTAATATCCAGACTAAGGCTGCTAACCTGATGAAGCAGCGAGATATGCTAGGATCAAATGTTAAAAACATGCTTGCGGATAATGCTGCACCATTTGCATCATTGTTAGCACAGGGACTGATTCCATCAGAGGCTATTTCTTCTGGTATTGCATTGGGTAGTGGTGTTACAGCAAACCCACACAAACGTTCTGTGTTTAGAGATGTTTCTATTAGAAACTTTGGTTTCTCGTTTATGTTAAGCCCTGCTAGTAAAGCAGAGGGTGAAATGATTGAAGGTATTGTAGACTTCTTTAGAGAGAATGCTTACCCCGATTATGTTTCTGGTGGCAAGTATGCCTATAGATTTCCTAATAGATTTACAATTACATTTAAGTATGGTGGAGATGAAATGTCACAACCACCTAAGATTCTTGATTGCTTCTTACAGAGTGTGAATACAACATTTAACCCAAGGTCTTCATCTTTCTTCAGTGATGGTAAATTTAATGAGACACAGATTTCTCTTGGATTTGTAGAAGAAAGACCACTGGCTAAACCAGATGTGCAGGAAGGGTACTAATGGCATATTTTACAGACTACCCTAGACTTAGTTATCCTTTTGCAGATAATGCAACACCTACAGAATTTGTAGACCTTGGTGCATATGTAGATATGCTTGACAGGGTAAAAGATGATATATCTTTTTACAAGACATATTATATTAGAAATGGCGATAGACCAGATCAAGTATCATATACTCTTTATGACACAGCAGATTATTACTGGACATTCTATAATCTAAATGATGACCTGAAAAGACGTGGGTGGCCTCTCTCTAATTCAGAGTTAGATGAAAAGGCAAAGAAAGAATATCCACATACAACCCTGACTACCAGAGCAGACCTATCTAATCAATTCTTAGTAGGCAGCACAGTAACAGGAACAACTTCAGGTGCAACAGGAACTATCCTCAGAAGAAGACCTGACTTTGGACAGATTATTGTAGACCAGACCAACACTGCTGATTTTCAGGCTGCTGAAACTATTACGACTGTAGAGAATGATACGTCTAAATCTATTGTTATTGATGCTCAATCAGAAGAATATAATTCAAAGCATCACTATGAAGATGCTGATGGTAATTATGTTGACATTTCCCCCCGTGCACCATTTACTCAGAGAGTATCCTATGAAGTAAGATGGAACGGTAGTGATACCAGTGATCCAGACAACTTTATTATTGACAAGATTAAAATCTCTAACCAAACTTCCATCTACACAGACTTTAGTTTGAATGAGGTAACAACACAGGCAGTTCTTGGAAATATTCTTCCGGGTGGTTCTGCTTTGATTATTGGTGGTGCACTTCAGTTACAATTTGCCACAGATACTGAGTATACTATTGGAGACTTGCAAACTAATTTCTTTGGTGGGGTATTAGGACTGACCGGAGTTGGACTGACTGCTGTGGGGGTACAGCTTGCAGCAATTGTCAATTCTATTCTAGCATCTGGTGGCACTCCACCCACTACTATTGTCTACCATACCTTTACTCTGGTAGATAATCAATTAAACTTATACGGTGCGGACCAGTCTGTTCCTCAGTATCTTGCTTTTGAATTTAGATCAAATGTTGATGTTGACATGACCACAGTTCTTGACAGTATTTATGCAGGTTTAGCATTTGATACAATCACTGCAAATGATACTTTGAATGCTAATGAAAGAAACTTTGTTGCATACAAAAATATTGGTCTTACTGGTACTGCAATACCAGAGTCTCCATTCTTGACTGACAAAACAACAGATACAGTATCCACCGCAAACTCTGCATTTAACTATGTACAGAATGAATTTGAAACATATATTGCGTCTAATTATGATGCACTTGTTCCTGCTACAATTACTCCGGTAACTTTCTTGGAGAGATATCAAAAAGAAAATGAGGAACTTAGAGAAATTAAAGTCTTGAAGCCGGACATTATAGATGAATTTGAAAGACAGGTTAGAAAAACTTTGATTGAAAATCCTAATGCTGAAGTTGAGTTTAGATCAGGTAATGTATCGGGCAACTCTACATTCAAAACAAATCCATCTGTTCCTACAGCATCTGCTTCTAATACTGTGGCAAGTAGCAGCGGAGGCTCTAGTTATTAATGAGTAATACCGGGCATCATCCTTCCTATGTAGGCACCACCAGAGTATTTGTAGAATCTCCAAGATATGAAACATCAGAGATTACTGCTATTACCCTACAGGTTTCTATTTTTGAAAACATTTCTTTGCCGTACATCACAGCACAGCTAGTTATTGTTGATTCTGCTAATGCTTCTAACGCTGTGCACTTTCAGGGGCAGGAAAGAGTTATTATTGCTATTATTGACAAGGATGAAAAAGTTGTCTTTAATAAAGAATTTATCTGTATGGGTATTGAATATGGGCAAAAAATCGGTGATGACAAATCTGGTTTTATTGTAAAGCTTATTGAAGAGCATGCTATGCTCAGTAACAGCACTAGATTTAGCAAGGTGTATGAAGGAAAACCTGATGACATTTGCACACAGGTATGTCAAGAGCAATTAGGTGTAGGTGTATCTGTAGAAGGCTCTACCACACAAAGCCAAATGCGAGTGGTATTCCCATTCACTGTGTCTCCACTTGAAGCGGCTAACTGGATGGTGACCAGATGCTCTACAGGTGAGGGCATACCGTTCTTATTCTATTCTAGTCTGTCAGAAGATACACTACAGCTAAAAGATGTAAACACACTTCTGTCTCAAGGGGCATTCAATGCTGGTGATCCATACATTTTTGCTAGTGTGAGTACACCAGAACCCGGTGGTCCAGAAGATCGTGAAATCTTGAAAAAGAAAATTCTGAGTTATTCTATACCAAACAATGAAGACACTTTATTTGCTATGGTTAAGAATGTCTATGGTGGATATTACCATTTTATTGACACATACGAAAAAGGGGGTGAAGAAGCCATCTATGATTTTACCAAACCTTATGGCAGCTTACCTAAGCCAAATGGCTCCACCAAGTACAATTATGATGAAGAGTTTACGATTGGTAGACCCTACCACAAAGGACAAAACACCTACACCAGCCAAGTAGCAACTAGAAAGCTGTTTGATGACATGTACTCTTTCCTTGAAGAAGATGATATTGAGATGCATCTTAAAAAGGCAGAGTCAAGGGGAATTTATAATTTCTTAGATCAACAGCCTATTACTTTTGCAGTAAACGGGATTGACTTAGGATTTGATAAATTAGGTAAGACAGTAGATGTATATATTACAAAAGATATTCCAGCAGAAGAAAAAGTATCACCAGAGCAAATGAAAGATAAGAAGCGGTCTGGTGAGTACCTTATTCAGAAAGTCATGTATACTATTTTTGATAACAGATTAACATCAACAGTAACAGCAACTAAGACTAGTACAAATAATAATCTTGGTGGTGAAAAGGTTAATATAGCATAATGACAGATTTATACAAGACCATACAAAAAGAATTTTATGGGGATAATGTCAGATGGTTTGTTGGCATTGTAGAAGATAATAAGAATGATCCTGAAAAGCTTGGTAGGGTTAGAGTACGAATTTATGGAACACACAATGCATATTTGTCAGATGTTCCTACAGAAAAGCTACCTTGGGCAACAGTTTTGGTTCCCGGTACATATGGTGGTGTGTCTGGTGTAGGCAGGAGCCCTACAGGGATTGAGCAGGGAGCAATGGTCTTTGGTATGTTTATGGACGGTAAACATTCTCAGAACCCATTAATCATAGGTACGATTCCAAAGATTGAACAGGAATCCGGTAAAGATATTACACCAGAAGTTAAAATTGAACCTGCTAAAATTGAAAGTTCTATTGGTGGTGCTGGTGATACTGTAGGTGCTGTTAAGATTGATGATGACTTATTTGGAATAGAATACTCAGGTGGAGTAATTATTTTCCAGAAAGCTACTGAAAAGGGGTATGGTGTTATGGCAGCAGCAACTTTGGCTAGTATCGGTTCAATTTAGGAGTTAAGGTATGGTTAGAATTGCCCCTGATAAATTTCCCATAAGCGCACCTAAGAATGAGTTTACTCCATCTCCCTTTGCTGGATGTGTAGCCTATCCTACAGATGAAAAGTTTGGTGTGTTTAATTTTACTGGATTTATGCTTGTGGGATATAGAGCATACTGCTTTGCTAATAATCTAGATGTAAATGATGTTGGTGTACAGACTGACTATTTACTTAAAATGCTAGAGGAAAAAACTAATCTTAGAGGCACAGAATTAAAAAGTGCAGAGACAATTGAAAAGGCCGCACAGCTAATTCATGAATATATACTTCAAGACACAACAAACATTGATAAGACTATTGACCTTGCATATGACTTTCTAGAAAGGAATACTGCATAATGCCAAATGAATATGATAGAATAAAAAACACATCGTGGGTGACCCTTGACTTTATGAGTGACCCTAGCGTCAACGTTGGCAAGTACATTGCTGATTATGGTGGAAAACCTGCCACAGAATTTGAATCTAAGCAACAAATTACTAGTAGAATTTTAGATAACCAGACCAGTCAAGCTGATGCAGGTGAAGATGAGACCTTTGAGTACGGTGATGAGTTTGATGTACAAGATGAACCTATCTATGGACCAGCAGGTAGCGGTACTGCAATCATTAATAATGAGAAGGTGGAACATAATGATCAGCCTAACTATGGTCCCCCCGGTACTAATAGTTCACAGGAAGGCGGTTCTAACAAATCGTTAACCCCTAATGGTGTTCCGCCCGGTGCAGCTAGAGCAGAGACAGGAACCTTTGAGGATGCAAGTAGAACTTCAAAGTCCAGCAAGCTAACCCTACAGGACGGTACTACACTTATCACTACAAGTGGCACATATGCTTCACAGCTTTCCAGTATGTTCTGTAATGTCAGTGTTGTCTATGCCAGAAACCAGAATGTCAAGTACAGTAACAATACAGGTGGTGGTAATAGTGGAACTAATGCAGCAGGAGATTTGGGTGACGCTGGCAACGAATATTCTGATGCTGAGTTTGATGCTGCTACTAATGAAGAAGTACAAGAAGATATCTTGAATGCACTTGGTATTGATGATCCTTCTTCTATTGAAGGATTTGAATATGGAGATACGTTACAACAGACCTTTGATAATCTTAGAGATTCTGGTGTAGACATTGATGGTATGCTTGCTGCATCTAATCCAATTGACGTTGCATCTGCATTCTTAGGTGCTAATGAAAACAACCCTGCACACGCTGCTGTTCTGGGACAATTCTTTGAAGCTTCTACAGGAACCAGTATCAATCCTGCACAGACTGCATGGTGTGCTGCATTTGCTAACTCTGTAGTAGCATCTACAGGGCTGCAACCTACAGGTGGACTTAATGCCAAGTCATTCCTAAATTGGGGACAGGGTGTAGATATTTCTAGTGGACTTGGAAATGTTAAACCGGGTGATGTTGCTGTATTTGATAGAGGTACACCGGGTGATTGGAGAGGACATGTTGGATTTGTTCAATCTGTCAATGCTGATGGTACGTTAAATATTCTTGGTGGTAACCAAGGCAACAGTGTGAGTATCAGAAAATACTCTACTGATAGACTTGAAGGTATTAGAAGGGCTAAGAGGTAATGGCAGTAGGTGATCCAATTGTAACCGTAAAGAGAAAGGTTAACTTTGCTGACAGGTTTAATCCTGATGTAAAGACCTTATCTTCTGATTTTATGGGTGATGATATTTCACCTGTATTTGATGCTCTGACTGCTAAACCGGGTGATTATATTGAAACCCCTGAAGAAATAGAAGCATACCTTAGATCATCCAGAAGGGAGTATACACAGGTTATTATATGCAATACTCACACAGACTTCAAGCAGAATTTAGACAGGGCTGGATTGCTTGATTGGTATAGTCAGTCATATGAACAATTGGATGTTAACTATCATTTTCTGATTCTTAGAGATGGACGTATACAGATTAATAAAGGTATTAATGAAGAACCACCATTTACTCCTGTAGATATTCATGTTCCATTTAGTATCAGTGTTGCTATGGTAGGTGGCATGAAAGATGGTGAGTATGATATTGATACTTGTTCACCTAATCAGTGGAAAACTCTCAGAGCATTCTTGAAGACATTCTATACTATCCTTCCGGGTGGGCAGGTCTTTGGTCATTCTGATATTAATCCCTATGCACCTGATCCGGGTTTTGATGCAGTACGGTATGTAGAGAAAAGTTTTGGTAAAAGAAATACACTGAGAAATGCTGATGCAAGAGCCAAAGGGTCTTTGAGCATCTATGAGCTAATCGGTGAAAGTAGAAGAAGAGGGTTCAGATAATGTCTACTGGCTTTAAAGACCCGGATGGTGAATTTCCACGTTCTGATTATGGAGGTGCTGCAACCACTAACAAAGCATCTAGAGAAGAGTGGGAGCCTTATGTTAAGCTACCTGATGGGACAGAGAACCTTGAGCTAGTATCAACAGACTGGCAACCCAAGTATCCTTATAATAAGGTAGAAGAAACTTCATCTGGTCACAGAATAGAGACTGATGATACTCCCGGTGAAGAACGTCTTTCTTTTGTACACAAGGATGGTAGTGGTATTGAGATGTATCCTAACACACAGGATGCAACTACATTCCTTATCAATTCTGTAGGTAGACAGGTTCAGTTGGTTGGTGATGATTTTGTAATGATTGTAAATGGTAATGGTGATGTTCATTACAAAGGCAACCTGAATTTGAATGTGGATGGTGATTTTAATATTGCCTGTACTAACTTTACTGTGACTACAACGGGTAAACAGATTGAAGAAATCCGACAAGAGAAGATTGAAAACTTTGTAGGGGACAGAGTTGTCACTACACAGGGCAGTAAGTCTGAAGTTGTTCTGGGTAACTACACTGTAGAGAGTATGGGAAACAGTCATTTTGTTTCTAAAAAGAATACTCGTATTACAGCAGAAGACAATATTGATATTTTTGCTGGTGATGACATGAGACTGACAGCAGAAGGCACTATGACCAGTTCTGCTATGACTAACAGATTAATTGGTCTTTGTACTTCTGTAGTGGGCAATACAGGCACCTTTGGTGGGCAGAACATGGTTATGTATGCTAAGACATATCATGGTGATGTTATTGGTACAGCAGAAAGGGCTAGGTATGCTACAGACACTGATCCTGATGCAGTACAGACTGCTATGCCGACAACTGCAAACCTGACAGAAGGTCTGACCAAGACAAAGACACTTGGTATCCGTAATATTGATGTAGATGATGGTAGAATTTCCAGTAGTGTTAAGAGTGAAGTTCAGTCTTCTGGTTCATCTTCTAATACTGCACAAAGACCAGATACATTTGGTGACGATCCAGCACCTACTACAACCACTAGAGAGGGTAGGTCGGGCGTTGGTGATTTTAATCCAGATGACCCTGCTACTGAAAGATACAACAATCCGGGTGGTATGTATCCTGCTTCATGGCAAGAGAAGTATGGGGCTGTTTCTAATAGTGATCGTATTGGTGGTGGTCACTCTATTGCAGGATTTGCAACAAAAGAGCAGGGTGCTGCGGCACACATGGCTCTGTTGAAAGAAGGTAAGTACTATAGAAATGAATCTATTTCAGGTGCAATCAATACATGGTCTGGTGGTAATAATGTTAACAGCTATCTTTCCAGTCTGCAAGCACAAGGCATTGATACCTCTAAAAATGTTTCGTTCTATACCAGTACCAAGGCAGGTACAATCAAACTTGCCAAAGCAATGTCTTTCCATGAGACGGGCAGAAAGTTCAGCCTGTCAGATCAGGGATGGTCTAATGCCTATGACTTGGGCAACAGTAAGGGATGGTTATAATGCTAAAATTTAATATTAATAAACTTTCCCCTAGAGAAGTCAGAAGTCTGCTGAGAGATCCAAACAACAGAGAAGACGGTGTTCTTGTAGGAGCAGCATTTGCCAAGAACCTTATTGGTGGGGATTACTTTGTTCCTCTTGCAAGGAGACTGAGAACATACTTTGGTTCTAAAGCAGGAGCAAAGTATTCTAAGGATTCATTTATCAAGTCTAAAAAGCCAAGACGGTACAAAGAGAACCTTGGTTTAAAGGCAATTCTACCTGATCCAGTCTATGATCCACTCAAGCTTCCAACAATCAATTCAGGAACAAAACTAGGGCAAGGCATTCCTTTGTCTATGTTTGCTAATGCACCGGGCAGTAAGGGTACACTCAATCACTTATCACAGGCAGACAGAAAAGAGATTGCAAAAAATCTTTATTGTCAAGTCCCTTTGATTGAAGGATTTAGAAACCAAGCAAAATTTAGAAACTACAGTCTATTTGTTTCTGATGGTCTGGTCAAGAAGCAAGACACTGAGACATTGACTTCAGGAGACATTAGAGACTTGCAGACCAAGGGCAGGGCAGTTGTCTATGAAGTCTTGGATAATAAGGGTAAGAATGATCCACAGGCTACATTTGAGTTGGCAAACTACTGGAAAGACAATCATCTGTTTCAGGGATTGATCTTACACTTTGACAGCATGGAACCGTTAACAGAAGACCGCTATGCTAACAGACATGACAATATAGAATTCCTTGACCCGACAAGAGAATATCATGCAGAAATTATTGTTGTTATGCCCAATGTAGATTACTACTACAGAGGAAATTTTGAAAGACGGGTTCGCACTGATATTAACTTCAGGCCATTTATCAAAGGTGGTTTAGGGCATTTCCAATATAAATAAAATAATACCTCAATAAAAAAGAAGACAAATGGCAGTATCAAAAGCATTCTCAATTGAAGACGGTAACCTAAACAGACCCGCTATTATCAATACACGGGTAAGGAACTACAGTGATATTGATTTAACATTCACTGCTAGAAGCACTGGTGATGTGTTTAAGAAAACAGATGCTGCTGCGGTCAAACAGTCTGTGAAAACAATTCTACAGACAAACTACGGAGAGAGACCTTTTCGGCCAAAGTTTGGTGCAGATTTAAGGTCTAAGATATTTGATAACTATACTGTTGATGAAAATGAATTCTTCATTGCAGACGCAGTAAAAGATGCAATTAGAGATTTTGAGCCTAGAGCAAAAGTTCTTAATGTGATTGTAAGTGAACAACCTGACAGAAATTTTCTGGGAGTAACTGTAGAATTTCAGGTTGTAGACACAGAAGAGATTGTATCACTAGAGACTTCTATTTCAAGGATTAGATAAGAATGGCAACCACGATTACACCATCAGATTTAAATTTTGATGATATTAAAACGTCTTTGACAAACTATTTTAAGTCAAAGTCTGAGTTTTCTGACTATGACTTTGAAGGCTCTGGTATTTCTAATATCATGGATGTTTTGGCATACAATACACACCTTAACGGTCTTATTGCAAACTTTGCATTGAATGAGGCATTTCTCCCTACAGCACAGCTTAGAACATCTCTGGTTAACCAGTCTCTTTCATTTGGATATATCCCAAGGTCTAAGACAGCATCCCGTGCACAATTAACAGTAAGTGTCAACCTTTCTTCTGCGGTATCAAAACCTGCTAATATCACACTTCCAGCGGGAACTACGTTTACCACACAAGTTGATGGTGAAAGCTACACGTTTAGAACCTTGATTGATTATATTGGATATGATACTACAGGTTCAGGTATCTATACATTTGTAGACCAGCTTGGCAATCCCTACATTACTGTTCTGGAAGGTGAGATAACTGTCAAGACATTTATTGCAGAAATTACAGGGGACAGGCAGGTATATGTTGTTCCTGATCCTAATCTTGACCTGACTACAGTTGGTGTACAAGTCTATGAGGATATTAACTCTGATACCTTTACCACATATTTTAGTGCTAATGCCACAACTGGTGGTAACATTATTAACACTGTATCCTCTACTACTGCACTCTATCTTCCTTTAGAAAGCTACAATGGTTATTGGGAGTTTAACTTTGGTGTGGGGGGTCTTACAGGTGTTAACCCTGAAAACGGTCAGGCAATCCGTATTACATACCTGAGAACAAATGGTCTAGATGCTAATGGTGCTTCTGTCTTTACACCTACATCTACTCTTAGTGTAAATAATGTTTCATACAATCTAAATGTAACAACCTATGCAAAGTCTTCCTTTGGTGCAGATAAAGAGGGTATTGAATCTATTAGACAGAATGCGCCACTATCTTATCTTGCGCAGAACAGATTTGTTGCTGCTGGTGACTATCTTGGTATTATTGCCAATGGTGTTCCGGGTATTAAGTCAATCAACGCATGGGGTGGTGAAGACAATGTACCTGCAAAGTATGGTAAAGTTTTAGTGTCTCTGGTTTATGAGGATACTCTATCTGCTGCACAACAGGTAGCAACAGAGGCAGTTATTATTCAAAACCTGACAAATCCATTGTCTATTATTGGTATTGAGACAGAATTTGTTGACCCAACATTTATTTACCTTGACGTAACATCAACATGTAGGTATAATAGCGGATTAACTAACTTAACAAGACAAGCTCTTGAAAACAAGATTAGAAACTTTGTTCAAAGTTACTTTGCTACTAATGCTGGTAAGTTTAATGATGTAATTCACAAGTCAAGACTTGCTTCTGCGATTGATACTTCTGACTCGTCTATTTTGGGTACTAAGTTAGAGTTAAAGATGACTGCAAGATTTACTCCATCTAGAAACCCAAATACAGATAATATTATTCGTGCCGACTATACTATCAATTTCTTGAATTCTATTCAGGCACCACAGATGACAGAATCTACAATTAGTAGTGATAGATTTACTTTTAACAATATTACTTGTACTTTGCGCAACAAGGTTCGTCATTCTACAACTCTTCAGATTATTGACCAAAATGGTAAAGTAGTAGTTGACAATATTGGTAGCTATGAACCTACAACTGGTACAGTTACCTTGTCTGGTTTCCAACCACAAGCTATTACTTCAGGTGCTAGATACTTAAACATCACAGCAACTCCTGCTGATGACACTAACTTTAAGCCTTTGAGAAATACTCTGATTACTTTGGGGAATAACTTTGTATCTGCTATTCCAGATGTTAATGCTGCTACTGCTGTTGCGGGTGTGACCAACTAAAATGTCTAATGAAAGAACCTTAACTGACTTTAATAGACTTGAAGCTAACTTGCATCAACCGCAAGTCAAGACAGTTGTTCCTGAACACTTTAAAGAGCAGTATCCTAAACTTATAGATTTTCTAGAAGCATATTATGATTACCTAGATAGTGATGGACATCCGACACACAATCTTAAAAAGATGTTTACTATTCGTGACCCCGGCTCAACTGATGATGAATTTTTAGACCTATTGTTTCAAGAGAAAACATTTAGCACAGATACATTCCCTTCTCCTAGATTTGCTTACCTTCAAATTCCGGGACTTCTCAATAGTAAGGGTACAAAAATATCTATTGACTCATTCTTTAGATATTTCCAAGGTACGGATGTAGAGCAAATTCTACCTAGAAACTCTATGTTTATTGTTGGTCAGTCAGAGATTGGGGCAGAATCTTTAAGATTTATTCAGGACTCTTACTTCTATCAGGTATACTCTATTCTATTAAGAACTAACGTTCCCCCTACAGAATGGTTTAACTTCTATAAGAACTATCTACATCCAGCAGGGTTTGCAATCTTTACAGAAACACTGTTTGAACTTTTACCAACAAACTCTCAATTAGCAGCAAGTATGCCTCTGGCTCTGGTAGATAGTGATATTGCAGTAACTTCCTTTGAATTTTCTGCTGATCTTAATCTTTCTCCAACTATCAGTCTCACAGGTATTGATAGTGCAACTAATACAAGATACTATCCTGACAGAGAAATTCATTTCTATAATGATTCTATCAATGGTATTGGTGACTCCTATGATAACTATGCATCTATTGCAGATATCCTAAATACTAATTCACCGACCTTTGATGATTCGGCTGACTCGGCTAACTCTGGACTTACCCGCATCTTTATGTCTGATACCATACAGACAATGGATGAAGGTGTATTTCCGTTTTATGATAGTGTAGGAACTGATGTTCCTTAAATTCTGGTATAAATATTATTAATTCATTTACTGAGTAGGTAACATGGCAAGACAAAACATTTCAATTGGTGCAGCAGCAAATGATGGCACAGGTGATACCCTTAGAGGTGCTGGCACTAAGATTAATGATAACTTTACAGAACTTTATTCTGCACTAGGTGGTGATAGCACATCACTTGGTAATAATATTAGTTTTGATAGCACTGGTATCATTTTTTCCAATGACTCTAACTTCAGTGTTACTTTAGGACTGCTAGACTCAGCTCTTATGAGTAATAAGGTTGTCAGTCTTCCTAACAAGACTGGTGAGCTTGTCGTCATTGAAGGTACAGCAGGAAGTAGAAACGTTAATCTTGCAGACTCTCCTACTGGTGTTGCTGCAACACTATACTTTGGTAACTCCTTTGCTAATGCATCTGTACTTCCTTCTTCTACTGTATATAATGGTATGTTTGGGTTCTTAGAAGACGAAGAAAGGGCTGTGGCAGCAGGTGGCACAAATGGTTGGGTAAGATTAATTGATAGTGACTTGTTATCTACAGGAAACTATAGCATCACAACTAATGCTACTTTTAGTGGCATTACGTTAAATGATCCTAAGATGAAGACTATTATTCGTGACTCTGGTGATCAGCCAATTGTTCAATTGTCTACAGATGGAACACCTACTAATTATCTTAAAATTACTTCTACAGATTCCTCTCCAACTATTGGAGCAGAGGGTGGTACAGATGTAGGTGTAAATATTAAACCAAAGAATGATGGTGTTATTTGTTTTGACGGTAGGATTAAATACAACGTACAAAACATGACAGATGTTGATGACGTATTTGATTCAGGTGCAGCATTATATATTATTAATGCAGCAACGTCTCATACTTTCAACTTCTTTGGCACAGGTTTTGAGGTTGGTGAAGTAAAGAAGGTTATTAATAAGAGTGGTGCAAGTACAGTAACTATTCAGTGGCCTAACGGTCTTACATACTTTGCACATCCAGACGGTGGTTCCGGTTTTGTAGAAATGACAGGTAACGGATACTTTGAAACAATTTGGGACGGGGACCAATGGCATGTTAGCAAAGATTCGGACAAACTTGGTAAATTTGGAATTGGTTAAAATAGGTAGTAAAAACAC